GCCCCACGTGCTGGTCGAACGCCATCGACAGACCCACGCCGACGACGAACGCCAGCGCGAAGGGGACCCACGCCAGCCGCTCAATAACCGCCCACGGACTATACGGAGCGCCGGGGACCTCCGGGGGCGGGGAGGGGAGCATCCGCTTCGCCACTTGGCAAAGCGCGAAGGTGACGGCCACCATCGCCGTGTCCGCGTTAACGAGCAGTTTCAGGATCTCTTCCATTCAAACCTCCTATGATCGTTTAATTACGGAGCAACCCGGAGATTTCCCGGGGTCCGGGGCGCCCCCAAAGGGACGGTCCACGAGTAGGCCGGCGACTCCGCCGATGCCTCTCCGGTCTGCAGCGTGGCCGTCGCCGTGAAAGAGCGGGTCAGCCCGTGGCCGGTGTCCGTGAACGCAAAGGAGGTTGCGGTCGTTCCTGTTACGAGGATCGCCCCGTCCTTCTTGATCTCATACTTGACCGGGAGTTTCGTTGATTCGATTGCCGTGTTGTCCGTGTACGTGGTGGTCGGGTCCCAGGAGACCGTCCAGGCGAACGACGTTGTTGCGACGAACAGCGCGAGAAGAACGATCAGCTTTTTCATAAAACCTCCATGTCCCAGGTTGTGATCACCCCGCGTTCGAGGAAATCAAGGGTTCGGTCCATCCAGCCGGCCAGGTACTTCAATGACACCGGCCGCTGCCTGACCACTTTTAGGTAATAACGGAGCCGCAACACCGCGTACTCCACCGATTGTCTCGTTGGGTCTTTATGCTCCGCGCTCCACATCCGGAAGCCCTTGGCCGCCCCTGGGCCCGGGTTGACGCAGGAATCGCCATGAATCCAATCAACGGGAGAAAGGAGATCGTCACAGCCGTTGGCGATCCACAGACGAAGATAGAAGGCTTCCGCTTGCGCCCAGGTCGGCTCTTTCCCCCCGGGATACATCTCCGGGTGATAATATTCCGAGATCCCGTATATTGTACGCTTACCAGGATCGTCGGGGTCATTGCTCTTGAATCCCTCAAATTCCCTTAAATTAATTATAAAAGTATTGAAATTTTCTCGCATAACATGTCCCTTCGCATTAATCAATACACCCAAGCTCTGTTGCTATTTTCATTTCGCCTCCGCCCTTTCGACAAGTTTCTTAAAATCCGCATGCTCCTCGTCGGTCATATCCTTCGCGTGGTTCTCCAGCTTTTTATTGTATACGTCCTCCACTTCAGCTCGCTCCTTATCTTCCATCAGCTTCCAGACCTTCAGCGCCTCGTTTGCCGTAAGTCTGGAGAAGGATGTCTGGAGCGCCGTGCTCTGAGCATCCGTGGCGATCTTCCGCAGTTTGGCGTCCGACAGCTTCAGCAGCTTGTCCGCCATCGGGCCCGGCATGTCCTCCCAGGTCTTCCCGGAACGGAGATGCTTGAGCGCTGAGAACCGAAGCTGGCTGTATTCCGCGGCTTCCTTTGTGCGTCCCCCGATCTGTGCATGGCTCCGTATGATATCCGACATCTTCTTCTCCGCCGGCGTGCGGGTATAGGCCGACGTCGCCGGCATGATACCGACCAGCGGAGCCAGAACCTTCTCCGGAGCCTTCGTCATAGCCGATGCTGCGCCACCTTCCCGCTCGATCACTTTACCGGCACCGCGCATCCAGAACGGGACGAACGACTTCACCACGTATTTCGCCCTCTCGCCTTGACGCTGAGGAAAGGGGTCGTCAGGGTTTGCAATAACTGTGCCGTAATAGTCCGTGTTCCGGATCAGGTCGCCTACGACGGAAAGCGCCGGATGCGTCTTGGCGAGCGCCGTGTGCCCTGGCTTCTTGTACCAGGCATACACGTCTTTCGCGTACGTTGGCAGCAGGAACCGGCCAGGCCGGCCAGCCTCATCCGTGCTGCCGTCCCTGAAGGCCCAGAAATCCATCCCCTGCGGACGTTGCCCGGTGAAGGCGTAGGTCAGGATCCCATTGATCGCTGCCGTGGTGACGGCCAAGGAGATGGTGTACGCGACTCGAGGCGGGATGTTCTCAGGCGCCTTCCCGGTCTTCGCCCACTCTTTGAAGAAGCGGGCCGTGTCGGGGATCGCGCCGCCGATCTGCGCGATCGTGCCGCCAGTCCACCCCGGAGCCCGGACGAGCCCCTGCAGCGCGTTCTTCGCCACGTTGTTGATGAACAGCCGGTCATACCGCACCTGTCCGAGCCGCGCGTCCACATCGTTCCACGTCTTCCGTAGCTGAGGCCGCAGCTCTTCGAGCGATTTACCGGGGTTTTGCTCGATGATCCGGCCGGCCATCTCCCCGAAGATCCCCGCCTTCTGGCGAGGGACCAGCCACTCCATGATCGGCTTCGCCCCCAGCTCCGTGAGCGCGATAGGCGAGCGGAGCGCCGCTTTGAGCTTCTTCCCGCCGTACCAATCGCGGACCAGCTTATCGATCTGGTGAGTCCGAAGTCCCCTCTCCATCTCGAACCCTCCGCCGGCGATCTCCGCTGCCTTGGCGATCATGGACACCCTCGCGGCCGGCGTCTGAGGCAGGGAACCGATAGACACATTCGTCGGTACGTGCATCGTCGGACGTTGCCACTCGTTCAGAATCTTAGCGCCGTTGATGGGAGTACGGATCATCGCCTGGGGAACATGCGCGATCGAGCGTCCGAGGTCCCCGAAGGTGCGATTTCCCTTAGCTACTCCGTACACGTCATGGAGCACGTTCGCGCCAGCGGATACTTGCACTTCGAATTCGGTGAACCCGCCATGGAACATGCTGAAGACGCCCAGCTGCGTCTGGTTGAGGGCGTTCGCGGTGCCCATCCACGCCTTGAAGGCGGTCCCCACGTACCGATTGTTGTACAGGCTGCTGGACAGGTAATTATTCAGAACGTCGGCCGTCGCGTGCGTTACGATACGGTGCCCGACGACCGGGAACCCGCCCACGGGCATTTTGTTCTGCAGTTCCTTTAGCGCCAGGCGCGGCTTGATGTCGGCCAGGCCGGCGATCTCTGGCAGCGGCTTGGCGAACGGCAGCGTTCCGGCAGCGCCCGGCTTCGACCGTACGAATGCGTCAAACGAATCATAGACGTTCGGCGCCACTTCCCTGAACATCTCCGGCGCGTGGATGTACGCCTCGAGCATGTGCGCCATCTTCTCCGCTTTCTTGCGGACCTTCGATTTGTAGTAGGCAGAAGGAGTCTCGCCCTCGAAGCTCATGTCGGCCAAGGCGCGCAGCTCCTTCTGGACCAGGCCCCGCTGCTGGGCCGATGCTGTCTTCGTCACGGTGCCCTTCGCGCCGATCCCCTCCGCTTGGGTGACGATCCGATCCCACAGCTTGTATTTGAAATCAAGTTGGTGCCCGATCTCATGCGCCAGGACTTGCGTGTCGGTGGCGAACTGCGTGACCATCTGACCACCTGGACTCGACCAGCCCAACTTCCCACGGCCGGCGTTCATCTTCCGCTCATGCGTGACGCCGAGGTTGTCGGCAACCTTCAGCAGCCCGTCGTACACGGCCTTGTCGACGTACTCCCGCATCAGGATCTCCGGGGGCCCGTAGACCGTGCCGTATTTATCGTTGACCTTCTCCCAACCCTCCGGCATTTTCTTGAACACGCTGAGGAACTTCTCCCGCCCGGTGCCACGAAATTCCCGCAGCGCTTCGTTCGCCATGATGGAACGGTCGATCTCCGCGAATTTCAACATCACCAGGTCGATCGGATTTGGGGAAATGGGCTCCAGGCCGGCTTCGATCCCCTCCATGGTGTCGTCGAACACCTTGGGCTTCCGGAACGACTCCCCTCCCTTGAACGGACGGCGTGACAGGAACCGCTCCGCGGCGGTCTTATCCTTCCACATGCCAGGAAAGTAGTTTTCACGCACCTTACTCAGCGGAGCTCCAGCTTCGGATAGACGGCGTATCCTCTCGTCGAATTGCCCGCGGATCTTGTCGGCGATCTTCTGCAGCTCCGGGCTCATCTTCCGTCCGGCGGACATATCCGACATAAACTTCACGCCCATGTTGTCTTTCAGCGGGACCTTCGCATCGAAAACCCCGGCTTTGTCGAACATCCGGCTATCTTCCTTGAGTAGCCGTGCGGAACTTTCGAGCGCACGGTGCATCGTGCCGATCTTAGCCCCCAGGATCTCAGCGACGGCCTTGTGCTCTGGAGACAGCGACGACGGCATGAGGAGCGACTGCGCGCCCTCCTTAATGTCCCGCCCCATCTCGATCGCCGGCAGCAGCGCGGAGACGTTGAGCTGCCCGGACTCGTTCCCAAGCAGTCCCGTTTTCGAGTCGGGGATCGGGATCTCGCCCCTTGGGATGTCAAGCCCCGCCTTCTTCCACTCCGCGGAGGTATCCTTTCCCGCTGCCGGCGGAGATTTTCCGAACAGCCCGCCTTCCGGCGGAGGCTCCGGCGGAGCTTTCACGCCGGGTTCGCGGTACTGCTGCCGTGCCTGTTCCATCCCCGGGAAGATTGCCTGATCGGCAGCGGCGGGAGGCTGGTACTCCCCCCTGGGAGCCCCCTCGGGCACTGGCTCCTCTGCCAGCTTGAAGGAATGATCCTCGAGGAGCGCCTTCCCTTCGTTGGCGGTCATAAACTTGTCGGTCTTGTAGTCGTACCATCCGGTCTCTATCTTCGCTCCGGTCCCCACCTTGCCCCAGGCTTCGTCCGGCATGTCGACGCCGGCGTGTGTCGTGGTGCCTGGCGGAGCCTTGTATACTTCCCCGTCCACACGATTCGCGGGTACCAACTGTGGCCCCTCCGCCGGTGCTTCGAGCTGTTTCAGGATCTCTGGGTCCGTGATCGGCCGCGGGCCTTCTCCTTCAGCCTGTTTACGCAGGTACTCCTCTCCGGCAGCCGCGATTTCATCCTCGCTGAAGCTTCCAGGGCGTCGATTCTTCTTGATCGCCTCGAACAGATCGGATATGCCGGCGCCGGGTTGCAGGGTGCCGTCCTCGATCAGCGCCTCGACCCATTGATCCCAGCCCATCGCCTTCTTGTAGCCGGGATGCCGCTCGCTACGATACAGACGGGCAAGGGCTCCTCCCCCCTGGCGGAGACCATACTGCGCGAATTCTCCGCGCATGGCCGGGTCGATCTTGATCCCCCCGGCCTTCAGGATACGCTGTTGCAGGGATTGCTCCTTCTTTCCCTTGAACGGAGGGCGAGACTTCTTCTTCGGCAGCTCTATGGGTGCCGGCGCCTCTGTAGGAGCCGTTGCCGCGTCGTACTTCGATTTCGCGCGAGCGTACGCTTGTTCGACGCTCTCCCCGGGCTTCGCCATGAAGTTTCCGACTCCACCTTTGGCATAATCCCCGCTCTCGAACATGGGGTGGCCAGCCATGTCCCCGATATACTTCACATCTCCTGGCAGTTTTGCCGCTTCGGCTTTATAGAAGTCAGGCGTACCAAGTGCCGGCGCCTCTCCGGACCTTGGGACCGGGCCCCGCTCCTCCCTGGCCCTCTCGAAGCTGATCTCAGCCTCGGTCTTTTCCCTGGCCGGCTTGGCGGGCTCGATCTTCACTTCCGGAGCGGGGATACCGGCCTCGAGCTGCTTCTGCCGCTCCAGTAGCGCCGATTCCGACTCACGATACGCCTTGATCCGGTCGGACAGGGCCATCTGGTCGAATTGGGTCTTTCCCACGTCCCCTTTCGCGTACTCCGTCTCCATTTCAGAAAGATTATCCCTTACGGCTTTCAGGTCGTTCTCAAGGGTTGCCATGTCGGGGACCTGGCCTTCCGCGAACGAGGAGCGGTCCGGACGTACCCGCCGACGGGTTACGCTGGCTTCCGGCGCAGCAGGAGCCTCTACAACGGCCGCAGGGGGTGTGGGGGATACCTCAGCCCTCGCCGGCGGGGGCGCCTCGACAGGGGGTGCCGCAGCTTCAGCGGGGCGGGGTGGTTCGACGACAGGCGCAGGTGCGGCTCCCTCCCATGGGCCCTTTCCCTCTCCTGGGGCCAGATCCCACTTCGGGGCGGCCATTTTCTCCCGGGCGGCGGCCATTTTCCGCTCCGCTGCGCGCTCGAGTCCCCGCTTGACAAGAGTTCCACCTTTCCCGACCGCACCTGCAACCGGCGCAGCAGCAAAGAGCGCCGATCCGGCCGGGTCGGTCGACCACTCCTCCTTCAGCCGTTCCTTCCCCATGAGCCCGGTCGACGCGAGGGTCTTGTCGAGGACGCCGGTTATCATGTCCCCCAGCTTGGAGCTGATCGCGGAGACCGTTTCCGACGGTTTGCCTTGCTCGATGAGCTTCCTCTGGATGACCGTTCCAATGTCGTGCCCGGCGATGAGCGGGAATTCCGCGAGCCCCACGGCGGTTTTGCTGACGCTCTCAGGCAACACCCTCCCCAGGAAGTCTGACGAGGGGACGTCCATGTTACCGACAGATCGAGGATCCAAATCCTCCTCGCCCGGCTGTAGAGGCAGCATCTTTGGGGGTTCCGTGGGCTGATGGAGGTATTCGTAATAGTCCCGAAGGAATCCACCGGCCCGCTTCAGCTTAGACGTGATCGGGGAATTCAGCTCCTCGAGGACGGAAGGATCCGTCACCGGTCGGAGAGCTGGCGCCGCGTCGAGCTGTCTCAGGATCTCGGGGTCAGTTACCAGGTTCATTTCTCATACCACTGCCCGTCCTTCTTCACATACGTTTTCCCGTTCACCACTTTTTCTTCTCCGGCCGCGGTAGATCCTCCGCGGAGCGCGGCCCTCGGGCTGACAGATGCGGCTTTCCCCGCTCCTTTCGGGAACAACTTTGTCCTCTCCGCCGCGATCTGTGCCACCGTTGGCTTCAAGATACCCTGCTCCTTCAGCGATTGCTCCGCGCGCTGTTCCTGCCACTGCGGAGTCGTGGGGCGTGCCCCCTTGGCCCCCGCCGGTGGACGTTTGGGCTTGCCAGCGCCGGGATATTCGCCAGCCACCTTCGGAATGACGTGCACCGTGCCATCCTTGTCTGTCGTCACCGTCATCGGGGCCGGTCTCATGGCTGCCGTGAGGGCTCCCTGAGCCTCCTTGAGCTGCCGGTACGTCATCTTCCCCGTGAATTCTGCCAGGCCGACCTTCGAAAGAATCTCCGGGGGGACCTGTTCGTCCAGCGCCCTTGCGTTCGCCGTGAGCGCCTGTATCTCCGCTTGCCTGTCGGCGCGCAGCTCGCCCAGCGTATTGATCCGCTCCTCTTCGAGCCTCCGCTGGTCCTGCATGTTTGTAATCTGCGCTTTGCGATACGCACTCAGGCCTTCGCGCGTGAGCTTATTCTCCTCCTGCTTCAGATCCAGCGCCTTCGCCTCGCGTGAAGACTTCACGGCATTCTGGAATGCCTGAATTCCGGCCAGCCCTCCGCGGCCGAGCACTTCCGTGTTGCTGTACCGGGTTTCACGCGGCGGAGTCGCCATTATCGACAGGCCAGCTGTCAGCAATCCGACCTTTGAGGGATCTTGCAGTCCGGCGGCTAAACGATCGGTCCACTTGCTTCCAACATTTCTCTCTTCCGTGGGGGGCATGACGTCAGGTGCCTCTGGCGGGACGACGGGAGATGCTTCCGTGGGTGTCGGAACTGACGGTGCTGGCGCTGTAGTATCCAGAATACCGGAGCTCAGCGGGGGAGAAGTCCGTTCGAGTTCCGGTCTTTTACCGAATCGTTCCCACCACTCCTTTAAAATTCTTCCACTCGACATTGTTCCTTCGAGTTCTGCCATGATTTCCCTCCCCCTATGAACCTAAGAACCCGATGACTCCACCGACAAATGCTCCGATCAGTGTACCTACTCCCGGGATGATGGATCCGATTGCGGCTCCCGCGATCGCACCACCGACCGCACCCATCAGCTTGTTTCCCTTCGGATCAGTGGAGGTTGTCGTCTGCTGGCTGCCCGTCAGAGCCCGCAGCATATTCCCGAAAATCTCGAGGTTCGCCACGGCCATTTCCTGGCCCTCGATGAAATACTTATGGTTCAGGACATATGAGTTTTGTAGATAATCCCGGTTCGCCAATCCCGCTTTGCGCAGCGTCTCTGCGTCGATGACGGGATGCTTCCCCATTTCCACTCCGTAAGCGAGGGCGTGGTCGCGGAAAACCCGCTCTTTCGAGTAATTATCGGCATGGATCGCCGCGCTGATCCGGGCGTTGAACGTGGCGGGATACCCCGTGGCCAGGGCTTGCGCGAGAAAGGTGGAATCCGGATCGCCGACGTACCGCGCCTTCTTCCCGATTCTCGAATTCACCGAGGCGAAGTCCGTTGTGGAGTTCCCTGTGACGAGGGCGAGAGCGTCGATGAATTCCTGTTTCGTCCCGGCGAGGCGGTTCCCTTGGATCACGTCGAGAATGAAAGCCGTCGCCTTGGAGATCACAAGGTCGCCCGTCTCCCCGCGGGTTGCAAGCGCGGCGATCCCGTCGGCTTCGTTTTGCGCCTGAGAGGCGACGATCTGCCCCGTGTAGGCCACGAAAGCAGGAAGATTCCAGAGATCGTAAGCTCGTTGGCCGTACTGTCTAACATAGTCCTGCGCCCACGATGGAACGGTGATGACGGTGTTGGTGGACATTTATTGTCCTATCATTTCGGGATTTTGCCTGTCGAATCCCATATTGTTTTCCGAATATGCTTTCGCCCCGGCTTCGGCTCCCGCAGCCGTCACTCCTTTCATGTACGGATTCAAAGAGGTCCCGGAGAACATCGAGTAGATGCTCAGTCCAACCATCGCCACGCCAGCGATCTGCGAAAGCGTGGAGGGTTTATGATACTGCGTGGTCTGCGTCCTTGAGGTTGAAAGGATGGTGCGAACCGCGTTGCCGGCGATATCGAGATTTCGGACCGAGAGGATCTGTGCCTCGTTGTAGCGGTCCCAGGCGTCCTGCAGGGATCCCTGGCTGTACTCCCGCTCGTACGCGCCGGCCTGCCGCAGCATTTCCCCGTCACGGATGCATTGAAGCCCGTACGGGGTCGCGTGAGCCATGCCCTGATGCTGCAACTGCCGCTCCACAATATAATCGTCGTAGAACATCTTGGCGATCTCGTTGATCTTCGCCATCATCAACTTGGCCGCCAAGGCTTCCGCTACGTTGTGGTCGCTTCCCCCAAAAGAAAAAACGTGCTGGTTCTGGATCATCGGCATAACGGAATCATCGAATTCCTCGAGAAGCGCCTCGATCTTCTTCGTGTAAAACGCCGCGATCTTGGAATTCGTGTTGATGAGCAATCCGTCGTACAGATTGCGAAGGTATTCCTTGCCGTCAGCTTCGACAAGCGCTCCCGAAGTCCCGCGCGCGGCGAGTGCCGCGATCCCGGCCAGCTCGTTCGCGTTCTGTGCCGCATAGGTTGGGTCGGGATACGCCGTGAAGTTCCCCGGGGATTCCATCATGGACATGGCCGCCGACAGGTACGAGGTCGCCCAAGTCTGGATCCCGGTGATGTACGTCGGCAGGAGGTTCGTGTAGCTGACCATATCCTGCGAACCGCCACCACCGCCGCCGCCATCGCACTCGAATCGATCCTCGAACCGCTCACGCCTCGCGGGGCCTTCCTTGAGGAAAGCAAAAAGCTTTCGGTGCGATTCGTTCAGGAACATGGCTTACTCCTTGGAGAGCTGTTTCCTGTAATTCGAGGTCGTTTCGACGTACCCAAGGCGAGACAGGGCCCCCGAAGCGTCATGCCGCATCGCCATGGAGATGAACGGCGATCCCATCTTTTTCGCCTCCCCCTCGAGATACGCAAGGCCATTCCGCATCATGTTCGAGTCCCTGAATTCGGGCATGATGTAGACCGCGAAGATATGAAATCCCGCGTTCCGCAGGGGTTCGATGACGGAGAAGCCCACGAAATCCTTCGCCGGCTCCTGCAGCTTCTTGGCAAACGTCTCCTGGAACTGCTCCGGAGTAATCCCTGTATGGTCGGCGTAAGCCATGTGGAGCTGCTTCCCACCGAACAGGATATCGTTCATCACTTGGTAGGCCGTGAATTCACCCATGGAAGCCTCCGCAAGCTCCCTGATCCCCGGAAGGATGACGGGGGCCACGGCGTTCAGAAGAAACTGATTCATACAGGGGAGCAACCCCATGAGAAGCTGCGCCCTGCCCGGGTCGAGCTTCGGTGCCATTTCGATCACGTTGGAGCTGTTCATCGTGTTCCTCCTTCAGCGGGTTCCCGCTACCTCGTATTTTACTGTGAATCCCGCAAGGGACCACGGGGAATCCATTTGGTCGGAATAGAAACGGATCCGCACCCACTTCCCTTCCTTCCGGAAATCGTCAAAATCGCATTTCTCCGATACGCCGATCGTGAACGGGGCGGGATCCGACCACTTGATATCCTCGCCCAAGCGGTTCCGGACTCCTACCCGGATCATTATTTCTGAAACTTCAGTCTGCACTTTCAGATCCGGGATCACTTCGGCGATCCGCTTCATGTGGTCCGGAAGGTCGAAATTCAGATCGCCCGTCTCTATATACCCGTCGATCGCGTTGTAGATCGTAGCCGAGTATCCGTTGTTCCCGCTGTCGAGCTGCAGGAGATCCCCGGCGGCCGTTCCGATGATCTCCCGCGTAATCCCTGTAAGGGTTTTTTCCCCGTGGCAGGAGAAGGAGATACCTTGAATCGTCCATATTTTCAGCTCGTCGTTGTAGATAAACGCCGTGTCCGGGACCGTGTTCGCGCCCGTCGCCACGCAGAACCATACTTCGGACGCGGCCCGGACCGGAAAGCAGAAAGCCGTCTCGAGGGCGTTCTCGTTGAGGTTGTCGAACAGCTCGTCACGGATCGGAAGCCCGATCGCGTCCGGCATCACCCCTGCCGTCTTGAAAACGTCCTGTTTCCCGAGGTAGAAAATATAGTTTCCAAGCCGGCAGACGCATTTCGAGGAAAGGATCTCCGCGTCGGGGTCTGTCTCCACAAACTGCTTCGTCGCCTGGGCGAAGTCCGAAGTCCACATCCCGCGTTCCGCGAAGAAGAACATCTTCTGGCCGTTGGCGATCTGCGCCTTGATGTTCGCCAGCGCCTCAATGTCGGTGTTGTAATCCATGATATCGAACCGGCCGGCTTTCCCCGTCGTGTCGATCGTCCAATTCTCCGGGTTCCCGGGCTCCGTCCACCGTACGCGCCCCGGGTAGGTGTATCCGCCCTCGAGGATGTTCGACACAACGAGCCGGTGCATACAGGTTGAAATACGTTTCGCCCAGGTGGGAGCCCCCGAAAGGGCCGTCAGCGCCGAGGCGTAGACCGGCCATTTCCAGATTGCGTCCTTCCCGTTCGACACAATCGGCAGACCGGCGACGAGCTCGAATTGCCACACGTCCGAGGCTCCGCCCGTGGGCGCTGGCGAGGGCGTGATATCGGTGTACGAGGAAAAATCCGCGTTGAAAGCGTAGATCACCGTGTCGCAGCATACGATCGTCCGGACCGCCCCATCCGTACCGATGAACGTGAAGGATGCCCGGACCGCAACGTGCCCGAACGTCGAGGCGAGGTACGCCACGCCGAGGGTTTTCGAGACGTACCCGGGCGTAAACCGCACGTTTCTCCCGATCGCCCACAGGACGAGCGACCCAGGGAGCTGGCTGTTGATCCCCTTGTCGATGGCTTTTGCAGAAAAATATTTGACCGCCATTTTATGGAATCTCCTGGACATTCATTCTTAGGCTCTTCTCGTAGACGTACCCCGCAGTCGTGGTCGCCCGGACCCCGAGAAGATACGTTTCGCCGTCCGATCCCTCCGCGACATGGACCCCCACCTTGGGGGTGATCGTCTCGATGAGGACTACGATCGTCGCTGAAACGTCCGTCCCGTCCGATTCCTTCGTGGCGAGGACCGCCCCCGAGGAAACCGCGTCTCCCGCCTCGAGACGTCTTGAGTAATCCACATCGAACAGGAGACGGTCGGCCGGCTGCTTGTTGAAACCGTCCGTAACGACCGTGGCGATCATCAGGAGAAGGTCCCGCTGGTAGACGTTCCCGAGGTTTGACGTAATGACGCATTGGATCGAATGTTCTTCCCCTTCGATCCCACCTTTCAGGACCACATCCACATCCGGGGAATTGATCGTCTCGCTGTCGATGATGGAGGCCACGGACGAGACGCCGGTTGCTGAATTAACACAGGTCAGCGTTTTATAAGAGATGATTTCCCCATCGAGGAAGTCGGTGGAGAAATTGAAATGTACCGGGAATTTCTCGATCGGGGATTTGGTTATGGTGTCCAATTATGCCCCCAATAATACTAAATCAACGTCTGTCAGGGTAATTTCCATTGAAAATTCTCTATAAAAATTATTCCCGGCCATGGCTGGCTGAACAAGCCAATTAGAGTAATCATTCGTCAAGTCTGCGTGTTCATAGCGGAACCTGAAATCATATCCAGCACTTTGTGAAACAAGGCCTTGCCCTCTCGCTTGTACGTAGAATGTTATTTTTATTGATGTTGTGCCCATTAATTCGTATACAGCATCTTCTGGTGTAACTAATAATTGGATTCCGCTTGCATTACTATCATGTATTTGAGCTATTAATGGAAAAGTAAACCCGGGAAAAACCAGGTTTTCGCCTCCATTTGCTCCTTCATAAAAAGGAGGGATATTTTGACCCGATACCGGATTATTGAATCCAACTGCGTTTGTCGGGACCGTTTTAATTTGCGGGTTAGGGCTTGTCGGTGGGTCTGCTGTAAGTACAACTCCTTTTCCACACGACACGAATAACTCCACAACGTTACTGTAAAAGAATGAATTTATTGTATTTGCTCGGACATAGAAGGTATATGTTTTCGACGCCTCAAGGTCCGGGGTTGTATACGAAAAAGCATTTGTCGTTGCAAGGAGGACGTACTCCTGCCCTGCCGGAACATTCGATTTCCAGAACACCTGAAAATCAGCGTTGCTATCAAACGTCCACGACAAGGCTATCGCCCTTTGCCCGGACAACACCGCCGAAAGAACGGGATCAGCCAACGCGATTTCTCCTGAAAAACCGTGTTACAACGCCAGATTTCGAGAAATTATATTTAACCCGTGCGCTGTAATCTATCGCGATCCGATACAGATAAGTAAACTCTCTCGCAACGTATATCCATATATCCCACAGATACGTAAATTCACGGGAAACATAGAACATGATATTATATCTGAGCGTGAAGTTGTTGCTAACCGCGCTATATATGCTTTCAAGGAACGTGAATTCTTTGGAAACTACACCCCATATATTCCACTTCGCAGTTTTCTCCTGCAAAATCTGGTATTCATCACGAAGCAGATAGAATGACATTTATGGTGCCGATCCCGCGGTCACGGCAAATTTGCCCGTGTCACTTGCCTGGGCCGCGCCAGCGCTTGTTGTTCTTCGGAACCACACCCGTGCCACCCCCGAGGCGGCGACATCCCCAAGGGCGATCCCTGCGGCCAAGGAAAGGGGCGTCGAGAAGGAAAGGCCGACCGGCGCTGTATCTTCATCAACTACGCTCTGTGTCCCGGTCGAATCGAAGGCGATCGCCACAGTCGTGTCGGCCGAGGTTGTTTCTTGTGAAATATAGATCACCACGGCGTACGCCGTCTCCGCGGCGAGGTTCTTGAACGACAGGGCCCTGTACTTCACGCTTCCCGCAAGGGCTTCGGCCGGCGTGACGTTGGCAAACAGGTTTTGAAGGGTGTTGTCCGTGAAGGCCGTATTCGAGATATCCCCCCCGAGGGACGCGGCGGGGAGAGCGTTCCCAGCCCCCCCGGTCAGGTAGAAAGCCAGGTTCGCCGCGATGATCGCCATGTCGCCCCCCCTACTGATTGATGATGATGAACCGATCCCCCACCGCGGGGATCTCCGTGAAGCCGGAAGTCACCTGCAAAAGCTTCGACGTTCCCCCGTATCCGGGTGTGGCGATCTTCTTGGTCTGGTTGATGAGCGCGCCGCTGGTGAACTTGACGAAAGAGCCGTTGCAATATCCGTCGGTTGTAGAGGCAAGGTCGGTCTTGAAGGAGATCGTCGAATTCGCGGCGTCGGTTTGCACTGTGCCGGTTTCCCAAGGGACGGCGTTGACAATCAGATCCCCAAGCACCCAGAAGTCCATCTGATCCACAAGGGCGTCATCTACCGGAGCCGGAGAAGCCCCTGACTGGATGTAGATGAATGCCCTGTACCGACCGTCGTTCCACGCGACACGAGATTCGGAAACCTCATACAGCCCCTTGATGGCGGAATCTTCTGTCAGGGAAACGTACGGATCCGCAGGAGCCGCAGCGAACGTCAGGCCGTCAGCGTCGTCCAGCCGGAAATCATCGAGCTCCCTCCGTATGATGCAGTAGACGGTATTCCCCGGGACGATCTTCGACGTACCGAGTTTCTTTACGTTCGCCATCTCGCCCCCCGATCAGTACAATTCCATGATGTAAAGCACTCCATTGTCCGTAGCTCCAAGAGCCCCGATCCGCACGTTCGTACCAACGATGACCCATTTCGGCTGATTCGCCGGCAAGAAATAATCGTTGTCCGTAGCGATCACGGTATTGTCGCCGAGTTTGTAGAAGCAATCCTTCGTCGCTGTGATTTCGATCACGGGATACTGGAAATCCGCGGAGTTCACGGCGTTGTCCGTCGTGGTGTAGAAACCAAGTTTCTGCGCGACGGCCGGTCGCAAGGCGCCCTGAATCGACACACCGAACGAATCCCGCTTCAATGTGGAATTCAGGGCGTAGGCAAGAGTCGCCAGCAGGAGAAATATGCAGGATGTGATGAGGATTTTATATTTCATTCCGGATTCCCTCCGATACATCTAAAATCGGGTCTTTTCCTTGTCAAGGATGAACCTCAGTGCTGCATTCCCGTCGTACCAAGGCTTTTCCAGGTGCGCCCCCTGTGGCATGATCGCCGCCGTCAGGTATGCTTTTTCGTAGTGCCTCGCCGGGAGAGCCGGCCCCCACTTGTCGATGAACGGCACCCACGACAGAAGCGGGGCCACGGTAAAATACGGCTGATTCGGGGCTGGAAGGTATGCCCTCTCGTAACGCCTTGCCGGAAGACAGGGCTCCCACTTGTCCGGCGTCATTCTCTCGAGCCACGAAACCATCCGGGGTTCCGTCGAAATATCCGGCATGATCGCTTCCGAGAGATATTTCAGCTGGAACCGGATATCGGGGAGCCTGGGTACCCATTTGTCGAGCGTAATGTTTTCTTCCCATCCTCCGGTCAGGCTGTTGGCCGGAGGAAGCTCTGCGAGAATCTGATATTGCCACATGAGAGGCATTACGGCCGCTTCACCCCTTGGCGCTCCATTTGCTCAAGCCACTTCTCATGCGGGATGCACTTCGAGCATTGAGGCCCACAGAAAGGTCCGTGACAGCGGGTGCAGAAACCCCGAAGGATCCCCGAACCGGGAACGACTTGCCATTGACCGCCACAATGGACACATTGAAGCGTGTCGAATTCCTTTGCCGGCATCCCCGGTTCGGTGATGAGGACGTTCCCGGCCGGCTTCCGCGCGGTTGCGTTGAACATCATTCCTCCCAATAGAGGGAGGTATCGACGTTGTACGCGGCCGTCTGCGCCGCCGACTGGATCCCGGCGCCAGCGTACTGCGTATTGGGAATCACAAATTCCTTCGTCGGCGCTGCCACCCACCGGAAGGTCGCCCGAAGGTTGACGGCAACGATCATCAGAATCGTCGAGAGGGTCAACCCGCCCGTGGCCGACAGGTACGAGGTCGCCAGGGAAGCGGGATCCGCGGGGTCCAGCGGAGCGATCGCTGGATTTGATCCTCCCGTCGGCGCTGCGGTCGTGGTCCGAGCGATCTGGAACTGCGAGGCATTGTCGGCTGGCGATGCCGACGAGCTCACAAGAAATTCGTAAATCTTCGGCCGGATTCCCGCGGCCGTCGCCATGTAGATCATCAACTGTGGATACGAGGCACTTCCGACCGCCGCACTTCCACCAATTCCATAGCTTCTTGCCATTGCGCTTTCCCCCTTTGGGTTAGTAGCCCACGATTTGCTTCTTGTGAAGAAACGCCAACGGCTGCTCTATCGAAAAAAATTGAAAAGGCCCGGCAAAGGAAGATTCTTCCTCGCCTCCCCAGACGCCCCAGGCGGGGCCGGTAGGGAGATAATACCCAACCATTATTTGGTCGAAAAAGTCAGTTCCACCAGCCGCATAATGTTCCAGTTGGCTCCTGTCGGCGACAGATGAAACCGTATTCACATTTGAAACATTCGCCGGGGTATAAAGGGTGTCGTCAACCCAAGTTTTATGTGTGGTCGTTGAATCCAAAGCTATCATTATCTTGTACCAAATATTGCTCGATGCGGCCTTTCCGATGTTGACCCACGACGGGGGAGAAACCAACGCCTTGAATTGACCGGCGGCGATCTGCACGGCTGTAATCGCATTTGTCCCTTCGTTGATGTTTATCTGTGCCTCGGAAGCGGAACCGGCTGAGGAAGATCGAAGCCTTGCCTGTATGAATACCCTCCACGATGAGGCGGCCGCAAATGTCTTCCAAGCATTTACAGTGCTTCCACCAGCGGCTGTCGCAACTGCTTTCGCGCCCTCATATTTCGTCGTGGATTCCACGTCAAAATAAACGTGTCCCGACCACCCATTTTGTCCGTTGAGATCCCCATTCGTGAGGGCGTTGAAATCCTCGAACAGGATGAAGGTATTCGGCCCGTTGCTCACGGCCGAGGCGCCGGCGTTCCCGTAGTACATATAAAAAGTCGTGTCGCCCGTGCCGATGGAGTCGAATTCTATCCAGATGGTCGCAAGCTGGTTCGGCGTGGCGCCGGAGACGTCCTCGATGTAGTAGTCGAGAAGTGTCGTGCCGTCTGCGGCCGTAAACCGGAGGTCCGAGAAATCAGCCTTGCACTTCCCGCCACAGTCGACATCTTCACCTGTGGCGCCGGCGCTCTCCCCTACTTTCAATTTCATCTGGTAGTTGGTGACAGCTCCGGAGGCCCTCGAAAGGGTGACGGGCTTGCGGTACAGCCATCCGGAGAGGAATGCCATGATTGAACTCCTTAATTTCCGAACACGACGAAAGTTCGATTTGCCGCTTGTGCAGCGCCGACTGTGATCTTCAAAAGCCGGCACGGGCTGATATCCGGTAGCCGTAAAACCTTCTCGCCCGTGGTCGCCGCATAGGTAAAATCAATGAGCGCCGTCGCGCTGTAATTCGTGGCCATCGTCCCGAAGTTTGTCCCGTCCACGCTGCAAGAAAGCGCGATCGCCGCGGAGTCGATCGTCGGAACGTACAGGTACATCGTCTTTGGGACCCCTTGCCGAAGGGTGAAGGTGACGGTCGTGTTGTCGGTCACGACCCCGCCCGTGAGAGTTGCCGATTGCCGGTAAGTGTCGAAGCCAAAAGCCGAAGCCGCCAGCAGCGTCAAAGCCAAAACTGCGAGAACGATCTTCTTCATCACCTTCCCCCTCACAACGAAAATGGTGTTGATCGAAGGACGTTGCCGCCCGTCGTTTCACGAGCTTCCTTAAACTTCAGCTTTTCTCGCGTCTCGAGCGCAGCATCGGCCCACTTCTTCTTGTCGCCCTCCGGGATCCCGGAAACGTACATGGAGAGCTTGTTCAGGCAGGACATGAGAAGCGCTTCCTCCGCATTCTCGCTCCACCAATTCGTGTTCGGTATCGGCGTCCCGGTGGTAGAGGCCGTCAGCACGGGAAGGCGCCGGTAATAGCACCAATCGCGGGTGTATGCGGTGTCCAGCAGAACGTCGAACACCAGATCATCGGCTATCCTGGACGCTCTGCAGGGGGTCCCCGTCTCCGTGGTGGAAATTTGCGTCGAGTACATTTCCACGGGAGAAGACCGGACCGTGATCGGGTAGCGAACACCATCCTTGATGAGAAGGAGGTAGATCATCTCGAGGTAATCCGACGGGAGTGCCAGCAAGGCGGCCGCTGCCGCGACATTCGCCGTTGTGGGGTGATACTCCATTGGACGGATCCTAAGATCGTCCTCCAGGTCCCTCTGGCCGAACCGGATGACCGTCGGCAGAACTTTGTCGATCGAGCTTTTATTCGACCAATCACAGATCGCTTGTGCCAGCTCCGCGTAATTCATGAATTACCTTCCTGTTTCTTCTATTTTTCCGCACCAGGAACACCACCAGGCGGTTCCAAGATGAGTGTGTTTCGAGTGCCAGCGGTGAATTCCTGTTCTGCAAAAAAACTTTCTCACTTTTTTCTCCCTTGCATGCCCCTTTTCGAAGCGGGAGGGGGATTGCTCCCCCTTCCCTTTCAAAAAAACTTTCTCACTTTTTTCTCCCTTGCATGCCCCTTTTCGAAGCGGGAGGGGGATTGCTCCCCCTTCCCTTTCCGTTACTGTTGAGCCCATGTTCCTTGTCGCTGCATAACAACCCACTTGTTCGCTGTACGAGCAAACACACAAGCAAAATCCCCCAGAGAGGCTCCGCTGGCGTTCGTGATGCCGTCTCCCGCCGTATCTTCGGCGCCAAGCAAGGCGATGGTATCGGTTCCCTGAACGTCGATAATCACGTCATCGGCTGATCCACTAACATCGACGACGCACATGGACATTCCCGCTACCGCTGTTGGAAGTGTCACAGTGATGGCGGCGTTGACCACGTTCCGGCTTCCATAGCTTTGTGCCGCCGTAGGGCCAGCTACGTTGTCGAGAACTGTCACGGCAAACGCGCTTTCAAGAAGGTCTGCTTTTGCAATCGTGTTGTCTTTGATATCCGCGGAGACGATCACGGAGTCGGTCAAAGAGCCTTCCGTGACCGTCGCCTGTTTCGAGTCGATCTGCGTTTGCACATCGGAAGTGACCGTGCCGAGGTAATCGAATTCCGTGGTCGAAACCCCGCCCCCGCCGATTTTCGAAGCATCGATCGCCGCAGCGGAATTAATGTCCGCGTTGACGATGAGGTTGTCCGTAATCGCTCCCAGCGTGAACGTGACGCCCGTAGTCGCCGAAGCGACATAGTAGATTTTTCCCGCGCTGGTGGTGACGTACAAGGACGTGCCGACGATCGTAAGGGACGTGATCTTCCCTGTAACCTGACCGACCAGCGTGGTCGAGATGGTTGAATCGGCAACCGTCTGTTTGTAGATTTTGCCGGTTCCCGTTCCTATAAAATTATACGTCCCGTCTGTGGCGATCGCCGTGATATTGGCCGGCAAAGAACCGGCCGCCGTCACCGCGGAGAAGGCCGGCGCGGGGATGAGTGGTCCCGCAATCAGCGACAGCATCAGAGCAAGAATGAAAAGCGTTTTTCTCATCGAATTCCCCCTTCGAGGGTGGGGAGGGGCTGATCCCCCTCCCCGTCGGGTTGTTTGCCGCCTACGGGTCCATCGTGTAGAGCGCCGTCAGCTTGATCGTGCCGTCCGTCACGGCCGTCACGCCGGGAACGGTCTTGATCTTGAACTGGATCGTGTTTTCCGCGGTGTATTTGTACTGCGAGCTTCCGACCACCGTGGTCCGCACAATCGCTCCCGCGCTGGACCGGCCTGCAGTTCCACCGGAGATAAACCGGCCGCTGTCGGTTCCGTCTCCCAGGTCCCAGGTGACGTCGGCCTGGTCCGTGAGGGGAGGAACGTCGAGGATCAGTTCAAGGATAGTCGCACCTGCGGGGATCTTGACGAGATGAACGATATCCTCGTCAAGAAACGCGGCGAGCATGGTGTAGGAGCCGGAGATGGAGCACAACCCGAGTCCCGCCCTGGGCTGTATGCCCCCTCCGGATTTGGTCTGGTCGCTGTAGAAAGGAGTGGTCATTTTTCATCGCCCCCTTAATGCGCGATCGCGTAGGTGTCAAGAGCCATGACACCGAAGTCCGCGCTGTTGTAAACGCTCTTCTTGATGCCGAAGATCGCGCCCGCCGCCACGCCGAGCTGGTTCCCGTAATCGAACAGCTCTTCCTTCCAGCTGTACCGGGCCTCGCCGGTGCCACTGCCGTTGCCGTGAGCGATGATGCCGGCCTGGGCGCCGAGGAACAGCGCGCGAGCCGCGGGGAGGTTTGTTCCGGAGCCGTAGTCGCTGAAGCGGACCACGTTCCGGTGCACATGGATCACCACGTTGTTGTAGACGCCGAGCGCGCCGGTAAAGATGGGGTTCTTCTGCCCCTGCGCCGACGCGGCGGCTTTCTGGATGTCGAGCCACTGCCCTGCGGCCGTGTTGGTCCGGAGGTCGGTGGCCTGGTACGGGTGGATCAGGAGGACGAAATGCTTCTCGCCGTTGACCATGATCGGCTGGATCATCGGGTCGACGGTCTGGGCCCGCTCCGTCAGCACGTCGATCTCACTCAGCGTGAGGATATCGGCCGTGGTGATGGTGGCCTTCGTCAGCCCGTTCGCGTACCGGATGTGTGCCGCGTCCGGCGCGGAAAGCGCATTGCCGGCGAACGCCGTGAAGCCGACCGGCAGGGTGTACGTGGTGTCCACACCCCGTGCGCCGGACAGGTAGACGAACACCAGCTCGTCGTACCGCTCCGCCCACCAGGTCGAGAGAGCGCCACGGCCGCGTGCCCGCATGTTGTACGGCACGCGCTGTTCGGACGCCTTGCCCTTCGACCGGACCGCATGACGCAGCTGGTCGATAAGGACGGCATCGTCGTAGTACGTCAGGGACTCTTCGTTGCCTTCGAGCGTGGCATCTCCCGTGATGCCCGCACCCCGGAGCTTCATCTCCAAGCCGACCGTCACTTTGTCGCCCGCGTTCTTCTCCAGCTCCGTTTTGCGTACGATGACGTTCTCGGGCCCGGTGCCCGTGAACTTGTTCCAGTACATCTTCTTTTCCGCCTCGACGGCCAGCGATGTCGACCACCGCTTGACTGCGAGAGCATGGTTTACTCCAAACTCCGTCTGGGCCATGGTTCGTTACCTCTCGTTTTTTTATTCCCCGTTCAGCCAGGCTTCTCGCTGTTCGGGGGTGAGTTTTTCGTATTCCGCTTCGGTGTTCACCTTCAGTTTCCCATCCGGGACGGTTCCAGGGATGGTGTTGAGCGACTTCGCCGGCTCCGTGATCTTGAATTTCTCCATCAGTTCCTTCGTGATCCGCGTGGTCTCCTCCGCAACGATCTTCGGCCTCAGTTCCGCCTCGATCGCAGTGCGGAGCTTCGTCGCGTCTGGTGCATCCACCAGCTTCGAAAGGATCTTGAAGAGTTTCGGAGCGTCCTTGCCGGAAGCGCCGATGATATTCAGCACGGAGTCCTCGGAAATGCCGTTGTTCAACAGCAGTTCCTCCATGAGCGGAGCTTTGTCGAGGAAATCAGGCACTTCAAGGTCGATACTGTGCTTGATGTCCCGACGGTCGAGCTCCGCCCGCAGTTCGGCGATCTGCTGTGTGAGGCTCGCCACGGCGCCGTCCGCGTCTCCCTCGAGCATCAGCTCCTCGGGGGACTTGACGACTTCCGCTTTCGTCCGCTCCAACGCTTCGAGGCGTTCCCTCAACTGACGGTTGCGGGCTCTTTCCTCATGCAGCGCGGCCAGCGGTACGGTCCGATCGTCTTTCTTCTCCGGAGTAACTACCGGGGGGGGCGTTACTTTCCCCGGATCGGCTTCGCCCTCTTTCACCGGAGTAACGACGGGTGTGACCACCACAGGTGGCACCACGGAAGGAACAACGGGCGTCACGGCCGGATCCGGAGTTACCACCGGAGGAGTGACGTCTTCGCCTGTCAGTTCCGCCTCTGTGAAAATCTGCTCGACCACTTCTCCAGCCATGAATCCCTCCCTTTTTACGCCTTGGTAGGCGATCCCGGGGTGACGCCCCCGGTCGGCGGTTTTGGAGCTTTCACGAATTCAGCGGCCTTTTCTGCCGTGGTGTCCTTAATCACCGTAATGCCACCCCACGTCTCCCCGGCCATGATCTTCTTCAGGACTTCATCCGCGGTAATGCCTGGCTGCGGTGGCCCCATCGGCTTCGGTTCTTCCTTCGCCGGCGCGGCGGCTGGTGTAACATTCCCGGCTGCCTCGTTGAAGAGCTTCTGTTGCGTAAGGCGGTCCTGCTTCTCCTCCGCAGCCTTCAGCTTTTCGAGGATCTTCTCTTTGTTCGGCAGATCGGACGCCTCGAAGGACGCCTGGAGCACCGGCAGCGCGATATCCGGCGTCATGCGGGTGGCAAATTCCATCATTGTACGGCTGACCCAATTCCTGGTCGTCTCGGTCTCGGCGTGCTCAGAGACCACGATGTCATAGCGTCCTTGCGTGACGACGTTTACTCCATCCTTGTTGAACGTGACCCACTTGTCGGAGCCGGTGGTATCCTCCGTGATCCGGATTACCTTCTCGTACGTCCATAGCCGGCGCATCTCCGCCAGCATAAGCTCTCCCATCCGGTGCTTCATCAGCCGGAGGTTATCGAAGGGCTCTGTGTTGATCGTCGCTCCCTGTCGCTGCCGTGCCTCAATCGCCACCCCGGAGCGAGCGTTCGTCTGCTGACCCATCTGCTCTTCGACGGCGCCAGATATCTCCTGAAGCTCCCGCTTCGCCTCCTGCATGATCTTGAAGTGCTCCGCGGCGACGACCGAATCTTGAGAAAACTGGAATTTCTTATACTGCAAGGCGCCGGCGTTCAGTTGGATCCACGCATCCGGGCGGCTGATCTGTTCCTTCGCATCTTGTGGATTCGTTATGGATCCAGTCTCCCAAAAGACGCGGCGGGTGGAAAGGATGTGCGAAAACTGGCTCCGGTTCTTGTTGATCTCCCGCTGCGGGTCCTTCATGTTTTCGACCATGCCGTAAGGTTTCCCGTCGTCGTCCATGTAGCAAATGAACGGGATAAGCGGGTAATAGTTGTGGCCCGACTGGATCTTGCTTTCCGGCTCAAGGATTGTGTCGCACGTGAAGATCACGCTGTAAATTCGGTCGACCAGTCGTTGAATTACCTTGTAGACGTTTGGATCGGACACCAGTGACGTGTTGAGTGCCAGCGATTCCTTCGTCGTTTCCTTAACGGAACCGTCACGATATCTCAGGAAAACCGACGGCTCGCATTTCTTGAAGTACATCTGTATAACCAGCACGCGGGCGCGCGCGGAGTCGACCCAGCCGACGTTGCTCTTGTACTGATCTCCTTTGACGTTGATATGGGGAGTCTTCTGGCGCTGTTCGTCGTACTGCGTCTGCAGCTCGTTGGCTTTTTCAGGCCAGGTGGCTTTCGCCACATCGAGGTCGAGCCAGCGGTCGATGTACATATAACGGGAGTCGTCAAGTAGCATGTGTCGGGCGTGCGGATCCCATCCGACATTTCGCCAGTCGGCGTACCGTATCTGAACTTCCTCCGCCGTGGGATCCTGATTCTCTCCGATCTCGATCCAACCGATCCCGCCGCCGAGACCGTCAAAAAACACGTCGGAGACGAGATGGTCAGCCTGGTTCTGGTCTTGGATGTACTTGAAGCCGGCCGTTATCGCGTCCGCCGTCGGGCCGTCAGTTGCGCCTCGAGGCTTCGCGTCGATATCCGTACGGGACCGGATCTCGATCCCCTTCTGCAAGTCGATCGTTGGTTTGATCCGGTTGATGGAAAGGACGGGGCGCTTCTCTTTTTCGAGGGTGTCGATGTCTTCCTGCCGCCACTGCCTCTTGCCGCCGTGGTAGAAACCGAAGCTCTCCTTCGCCGTCTCCCGCCAATCGCCGAGGCATTCACATGATTCCTGGTACCACTTCTTGTATTTCGCGGTCGAGGCACCGGCTGGCTTCGCGGCCCCGTTGTTGACGTCCTGCGTGGAAGGCAGCTCTTCGCCGGCGTAAGCGGCTACACGCTCATCCATGAATTCTTTTGCTCCTTCCGGATTCCGTAGCGCTCCTTCTTCCGCATCTGCTCATCCTCGACACTCCCGAAGATATAGTCCTTGAGCACGTCCGAGTACAGGTAGGCGAGGATGTTGGAGATATCGTCGTGCCAGAAAGGGAACTTCTCGAATTCGGTCTTCAGCCGTTCGATGTACTCCAGCGGGATATCCGTGCAGTAGTGGATCTTCCCGTTATTGAGCGGCCATTCCAGCGCGGCGCCTATGAATTTCTTCTTGTTCCGTCCCGCCGGTCTCAGTAGGATCCCGTTCCCGCCCTTCTCGAATGTTACCCAGCGGCCGGAGGCGCGTAGCGCGGCTTGGACGTGGACATGCGTGGTGGAGATACCGACCTTCTCGATTCCCAGGCGCATGACAATACCGGATTGCAGGTACATCCGGACGATCTGCTCGATCGCTTCCGATTCGCTGGCCGGCGATACCCACAACTTCTCGATGAACACCCGACTCTGGCCGATATCGTCGGAAAACGGCTCCACATTGAACAATCCTACCGTCCACGGGTCTCCGCCGGTCTTCCTCAGCGCGCTTTCCTGATCGCCCGCTTGGTCGACCAGCATGAAGCGGTACAAACCCTTCGGCATGAACTTCCGCTCGATCGGCATCAGGAAGGCTGAATTCAGTTTCCGGTCCGCTTCCGGCGTGGGGTTACAAAGCTGCTGGGCGTTGAAATCCCGGTCCCCCATCAGGTCGTTCAGGCGTTTTTGTGAGATAGAGACCGTTTTCCCCTGCGCCGTCCCGTCGTCGGTAGCCGGCTTGATCCGGGCGAGATACTTTGGCCGACCCTCCCCGTCCTGCTTCCCGCGGACGTATACCAGCGGGTCGTTGTGGTGATAGAAAGTACCGATCACCCGATGATGCCCGCCGTCTTTCCCAAGGTTCTGGCTCGAGTCGTATTTGTCCTTGACCTTCTCCATCATTTCAGGGGAATCGGCCAAGTCCTTTGTGGTGATGTCGTCGTAGATTCGGCGCTCATAGTGCCGGCCGGTCGGCATTCCTTCGATCAGCCCCCACGCGGCGACCGTAGCGTCCGGTCGCGTGGTAGCGCGCTTCAGGATGATCCCTTCGTCCAGGGACCAGCGCGGAGCCTCCTTCTCACAGTCCTTCCAAATAACGTCCGGGAATAGCGCCTGGAGAAACTTGTCGGTCTCGAATATGGTCTTGATGCTGGACAGGAAGGCTTTCGCCAGCTCGCGCTTTGCGGAGAAGATGCCGGTAGAGTGGTCCGGATTGCGTAGGGTGTACTGGATCGTCTCCGCGACTGTGATGATGGTACTCTTGAAATGCTCTCTCGCCCAAACGTCCAGCGTGAAGTCCTGCGGGCCGTCCTCGATCTCACGACACGCCATCACGGTAAAGGGGCTATTCGTGCGGTCTTTCCCAATGGGATCCGACCACGGCTTCAAGATGAAATAGACGATAAACCACAGATCATTCAGCACCAGGTAGCGGTACGCCGCATATTCGTCGAGATTGCCGTCCGCGATGTCCTGGGAGATTTTCAGGTAATTGTGCTTGTATTGCAGCTCAAACGGCTCATCAAACCCGATCTTCGGGTGCGGCGTGAAGTCGATGCCGTTGATCTTTATCACTACATCAACCCCATTCCCATGGTCCGCTTCTTCCGCGGCTTCTTCCCGGTAGGCTTCCAGCCATGCTCTATCCCTCGCAGCAGCCGCATCTGGGCTTGTGCCTTCTGAAGCGAAGTGTTGCTCGAGTGCATACCGCTGGGGCCCTTAACCCC